GACTAAAGAACAAATAAGAGAGTTTGCAGAATCTTTTGAAAATTACAATTTTGTTGACAGTGAACATGAAATCACAAAAACACTCCGTACAAGGGGTGAAAAATACCAATCTTTTATCCTGAAAGATGACAGGGAATTGGAATTGTTTGATGGATCCACTCAAGTATACCCTGCGGGTACATGGATGATGACATCACATGTCACTGACCAGGAAGCCATAGCAAATGCTGAAAAAGGAATGTACACTGGTTACAGTCCAGCAGTAAGGTCTCGTGGTACAGCAGATTTATTTTTGGAATTAATTAACGCTCATAAATTACAGGAAGCGGAATCTTTAAAAAGCCGTTCTCAAGGTGGCCTTATTAAAGACATTCCTGACCCAGTTGTGTTAGCGGTTACTCTTACAAAGAAACCTTGCTTGCATGATTCCAAATATTGTAAACTCAAAGATACAGGTGAAAAAATGTCTGAAGACAAAAATACAAAAACAAAAATTCTTGAAGCATTGGGAATGTCTGATGCTGCTGATATTGAAGCTTTGAAAAGTGAAGTTTCCTCTCTTGATGAAAAATTTGAAGAGTTTAAAAAAGACAATGAGGAAGCTTTGAAAAGCATGAAAGAGGAAATTGTTTCTGATTTCAAAGACGCTTTGAAAGAATTTGCAGATAAAAGTTCCAAACCTGAAGATGAGGAACAAGGAGAGTCTGAGTCTGAAGAGGAAGAGGAACAATCCCAAGAAGAGGAAAACTCTGAAGATGAGGAAAAACCTAATCCAGATAACGGTTCCAAACAAGGTTCCAATCATAACGGGTCTGACAAATCCCAAGAAGACGAGATAGAAGACACATATGAGTTCCTCGGAAGACATCCGGACGGAACAGTAAAAAGAGTATAATTTTTATTATAGGTGATTTACATGGTAGATCTTAATAAAATGTTAAAGGATATTGCAGGTGCTGACAAATCCATGCGTGATGACATGATTACCCACGCTGGTTTATTGGACAGAAAGCAATATAACAAGTTTGTACGTGACATGGAAATGAATCAAACCATTCTTAAAGACGCTGCATTCCAAAGAATGACCCGTACTGAAGAAGTTACTTCAGGTACTAGGATTATTGGAATGGTATTGCAAGATGGTTACGATTCCAACGGTGACACCAACCCAGATTTAACTCCAGCCAACATTGGATTTGGCCATGATGAGTTAAAAGCTAAAAAAGTCAAAGCATTAACCTTCATTGATGATGATGACCTTGAAGATAACATTGAACAGGAATCTTTCCAGGCCACACAATTAGGTATGATGGCAGACCGTATCGGTACTGACACTGAAACCATCGCAGTATACGGGGACAGTGCATTGGATGTTTCCGGAACCAATCCTAAAGTATTAAAAATCATGGATGGTTGGATTAAGAAATCCACTAACAAACTCGAATCCAGTGAATTATCATCCGGTACTGGTGATTTCGATGTACATGAAGACACTATCGAAGCAATGTTCGATTCTATCTTACGCCACATCCCTGTTAACATCAGACAGTCTACTCTCATGAACGAATTTGTATTTTATGTTCCATGGGAAGTTCAAGATGCTTACAGGAACTTGTTAAAATCCAGGCAAACCAATCTTGGAGACAGCATGCAAACTGGCGCAGCTCCTTTATACTACAAACAGTTCCCAGTTAAATATGCTCCAGTACTCGACAATGAGTATGGTAGGGCAATAGATGATACTTTAACAACTATGGGTGCTTTCCCATCATTACTTAAATGGGGTGTTTACAAGGATGTTAAAGTCGAACCTGAAAGAAAACCAGGTATCGAAAGAACTAACTTCTGGTACAGGGCAAGAGTTGCTTGTGGTTTAAGAGTATTCAGCTCTTTAATTACTGCTAAATTAACTGCTGCTGAAGGGGAAGTTATTCAAGACGAGGCAAAAGCATAAAAATACACTTTTGCTTTTTTTTATAATTTTTTTTTAGGGGGTTTAAGATTATGGCTTTAAAACCTTTTAATAAATTGCCTGTGCAAGTTAAACGCAGCAGGCAAAACTTATATGAATATATCAGACATGAACTTGACGGGAATTATGAAGTTTTATACTTTGATAGTTTCGGTGACAGTGCATGTGCCCAATGGATTGCTAGCGGTACTGTTGAAACCACAGGTGTTATTGAATGGGATTACACTCAGGTCAAAGTTTTAACTAACAGTTCACAGGATACTTCCTGGATTGGTAGGAAATTCTTTGTTGTATCTGATGTTAAAAAAGATGGTTCTCAGGCTTATCAGTTATACTTGGATGATGGTACTACTGGTACTGGTGTTTATGTGAAAATCTACAAAGAAGCTCCTGAAAGAACTGTGTCCATTAGTGTAACTGATGGTACTGACCCTGTTCAAGGCGCTAAAGTAGTTATTCAAGGTACTGAAAAGACTACTGGCAGTGCTGGTGGATGTAGTTTCACATTGCCTGATGGTAAACACAGTGTAGCAATTACTAAAACTGGCTTTGAAGATAAAGCAGCTGAAATTACTGTTGCTTATGACGAGGTTAGTTTCACAATAGCATTAACTGAAGAGTCCTCATAAAAAAGATGGGGATTTATTTTTTTTTAATTTTTTTTTAATACAACACTAAAAATTTGGTGGAGTTGACTATTTTTATGATGATTGATGTAGATACTGTGGTCGATAGTTTTAGTTTGAAACCAGGTAACTTCAAATTAGCTAAAGATGACACTGAAAAAATGGAAGGATTGGTTGAAGAGTACATTTCCCAATGCGAGGATATGATTAAAAAGTACACTAACAACAAGTTCAAGGATGAAGTTCCATTAACAGTCCAAAACGTATGTTTACGTTTAGTCAGTAACATGATCACCTTCATAATACAACGCAGAGACACTCCAATAATCAAGGTGAACGATTGGAATATAACAACCGTCAACTCTGAAATATTCACTTCTGACTTGAAAGATGACCTCGAACCTTTCGTAATACCTCATTCAAGCAGAAGTGACAGAATAGACATTTTAGCAATTACTGGTGAGGATTAAAAGTGGTGCAAGTTACAATTGAAGTGGACGTTAGCAAATTCGCTAACTTCAAAGACAAAGTTCCATTAATCCAAGAAAAAGGATTGGACTACGCCAGTCAAGGCATGATAAGACCATTAATGCTAAACAGTCCAGTTGATACCGGATTGTTAAGACAATGGTTTGCTGAAGAGCACGGCACTGATGAGGTACATATCAGGTCACCAGCCAAATATGCAAGAATCGTAAACGATGGGTACGATGGCAGAATCTATCCTAGCGGTAAAGCTTTAGTTTTCAAACCAGGTAAAAAACACGGGAATATCCCTGTTCAAACCAAAGGAAAATTCAAAGGCTTTGCAGTATTTGCAAGTGTCAAAGGTCAAAAAGGCCAGCATTTTGTTGAAAAAAGTATTGAGGAAACCAAAGGCCAATTGCAAGGATTCTTTATTAAAGCAGTAAGAGAGGTGCTTCAATGACAGTTAATATTGAAAAAGGATTTGAAAACATCTACAAAATCATGAAAACTTGTATAGAAACCGAAATGGTTGAAGGAGGCCTTTTGGAAGATGTGGAAACATTCATCCCCATATACCATAACGAGGCTGGAGTTGATGAGCCTTGTATTTGGATGACACAACACCCTACCACCGCTAGAAAACAAGCCGACATCAGCCAAACAATGCAATTAGTAACCCCATTTGAGTTCGATTGCGTTGTCTACGAATACGACCTTGAAACTAGCGAATTAGCAGGGCAAAACTTAGCCAACCGAGTAATATTAAGTATTGTCAGAAATTGGTTAAGAGTTCAAAGCACAATTATTCCAGGTCACAGGTTGATCAAGGACATTGAATTGGAAACCTACCTCCCTGTAGGGCAGGTTACTATTCAAGGAAAATCTGACCGTGTGCCTGCTACTGGTGTAGTATTAAATGTTGTTCATGTTGTCAATTGGGTTATCTGTTGCAAAGAATTAGAAACCCAGACAACAGATGATGAGAATCAAAATGAAAATGAAAATGAAGGTGAATGATAATGGTCGATAGAGGATTTGGTATTGAACTCGAAGACAGTTACGGCCATATGGTCGGAAAATCAAACTTTGACCCTGACTGGTGGAATCAGGCAGAGGCCGTTGATTTTAAATTAAACGATACTCCGGTAACCCGTAGCGGTTCATCCCGTATGAATAAACGAGCAAGAGCAGGTATCATGAAACCAACCGGAAGCACCACCGCAGATGCAGACTTGCAGCAACTGGCATGGTACTTCAAAGGATACCTTGATAACTACAAATACACTGCTGGAGCTAGTGGTGCAACTGTACACACTCATGAATACTGGGGAGGCGAGGGAAAAGAATTAACCTCCTATCGTGCAATAGCAGTATACGACATGCTCAAAAAATACATCTACGGAATGCTCATAGACGGATTAAAATTAGAAGTCAGTAATGAAGGCATGACCGTAGGTGCAGATTGGATTTACAAAACAGAAAAAGCAGGAATCATCGGCAGTGATGGTGAAACATTCAGCCAACCTGACGAATTAACCAATGAAAATATTTTCATCATGTTTTACGATCTGTCTTTCAAATTGAACGGCAGCGCAATGTCAGGTGTGGGAACAAATTTCACATTCGAAGGAAAAAACAACCATGATGTCGATAAAAGTATTGGTTTTGGTTCACGTGCACCTCAAAAAAGAGCTCAAGCTGGAAAAAGAGAAAACGCTTTAACTTTAACCACAAGTTTAACAGCAGAAACAGTACAATCCATACTTGACGCTCAATATGGAGAGGTCGGAGCTTTAGAACCTAGTTCCTGTAAATTATTACAAATTCCTTTAGAGCTGAATATTACTCATTGTGAAAATGCGGATATTAGCTGTAAAGTATTATTCCCTAAATGCACAGTAAGGGTTGAATACAACCTGTCTGGTGTTGATGTAGTTGAAGCTACTATGAGTCTTGACACACTCGGTTCTGGTACAGTAACCCTTGCAGATGGAACTACCGAAATCGAAACTGATATGTATGTGAAATTAGTCAACAATCAGGAAGAGATTGTTGCAACTACAATCAGCTAAAAACGGGAAAAACATGAAATAATAAAATGAGTTTATTTTATTTTTAATATTTCAAACACACTCAAAAAAATCATTAGGATAACACTGATTTTTTTGGGTGTTTTTTTTTTAAAAAAATTTTTAATTAAAGTGAATTAA